CTGATATCCAAGGGACGACCCAAGTACTTCTGCTTGGATCGTTCGCCGAGTTCGACACTGGTCCTTTATCCAACAACCAATCCAACCATGTCTGCTTGGAAAGGAAGGTCTGAGACTGGGGGTGTGATAAAATCACTAACAGAGCCCGGACGGGTTTTGACAGTCGTCTCCACCCGGCATAGGCCCTGGAAGAGGCTTTCATCCCACCTCCTAATGCTTTGATTAGACCGGCAAGATTGGTTACTCGACGTCCAACGGCTATGCGTTGGGCTAAGGCTAACGTAGCACCCAGATCTCTCTGGGCTACGCGCCATAGCTTCCACGGAAACCCGGAAACGTCTTCACCGCGGAAGAACACTCGCTTAGCGAACTCGAAACTGCGTTGATTAGACGCCATCGATTTCGGTAACGAAATGTCCACTCCTACTTGCTGGCATAACCATCTATACTTAAGGGCGACACGATGATTTGCAATCAAAATGTCATCCCCTAAGAGCGCATAGTCCTTGAACCACCCGCTCCCACCACTGAGCCTGTAAGCAAATTGCACGAAGGCATGGTGGGTAATCGCAAAGGCAGCCCAACTTGAGTAGGCTCCCATAGGTTGACCGACAGCATACCGTACTCGGCGGGGTTTGAATCCCACCGGCAAAGTATACTGACGGCGAACCAACAGGTCTGCCCAAGCTGTGGCAAATTGCGGGTTAACCAACAGCCCCAAGACCGATTTCTGGAATACCAGCGGAAACCGATCCGTTGCAGCCGACAAGTCCAGGGACCACCAAGTTTCCTTGGTGAGCCCGCCTCTGAGCAGTAGCGCCTTTGCAGGAGCTATCTGATCGAAGGTTCCATCCTGAGGGATTTCCTTTAAGATGGAGAAGATCAAATCGTGCAACGGTCTCAGTGTACACTGGGTCCAGTAATCGACCATGGCGAAAGCCCGTCTTTTACCGGCTGCCTCGGTCTTGAATGATATCCGACCCGACTGCATATCTGGGCAAAAGAAGTGATATTTAGCCGATTCTTCAATCAGACGCCACCAAGACTGCGTTGTTTCCCACGAACCAATGGACTGACAATAAGATAATAATTGTGAGCCCCATTGGCCGGAAACCCAACACCACGCCGCAGGGCCGGACGTGGCTAAAGCGGACACGTTTCGATTAAATCGAGCAAACGGTACGCGCCACGCCCCG